CCAGAACCAGTAGAAAGTGAACCACCAGTACCTGCATCACCGTTAGTAGCAATCCATGTAGGAATAGATCCTAATGCTCTAGCAGCAGTTGCAGAACCGACAGCTTGTACTTGACCTTTAATAAGGACAAATTCCATGTCTTTCTTTAGTTCTTTTGATTTTTTTGCGACCTGGTATGCCATTTCGTCAGCTCTACCAGCAGCATCAACAGCACCTTGTGTACCTGACACAGCGATTACTTTGTCAGATATTTGAGTGAAGTTAAATGCTCTCGTTGTTGCAGTCATAGCATCAATAGTTGCATCGTCACCTTCGATAACTGAGTTAGCAGCAGGTGTTGCAAGTGCATCTAATTGCCATTCATGCTTTGTTGATTTTGCGGTTGTACGAGGTATCGCAGATAAAATTGGAGTATCTTCTGGACTAATGTTATAGATTACATCTACCAAGTCCTCTCGAATACCAGTAGTATCATACGTGTCGTACAAGTTAGTTGGTTGTGCCATTTGGCTCCTCCTTTAAGTTATACGAGACTTCGGAAGATTTTGGCTGCATCAGCAACTTTACCAGTCTTCTTCAGTCTTGAGAGTTGTTGACGTTTCGCCTCTGCTGCTTGTTGACCTTTTGATTTTGATACACCGCTTTTAACTACTTTAGGAGCATTGACCGCTTTCTTTTTGATCTGTGGCTTAGCTTGTTGAAGATTACGATAAGCCATCGCATCTCTTACTAACAATACATATCTGTGGTCATAAACAGAATCTATTTCTTGATTGTTAAATCCTACAGATGAAAGATAATCTCTCATTTGTTTTCTGAATTGCGGTCCTTTTTCAGGATGCGTCATCTCTGGAATTTTAACAGTCATTTGTTTCTGTTGTTCCTCAAGGTACTTGTTAAACTCTTCCATTTGTAGTCTCTGAGTTTGTTCTTGCACTTGTTGTAACTGTTCGTTTTTCTTTCGCATCTTATGCTCAAGTCTAGCAGCTTCAACAGGGTCTTCTTCGTAAAGTTTTTCAAAGTCAACCTGTGCGTACTCTTGTTGTAGTTGTGCTTGTGCAGCTTGATTTAATTGGTCTAGCTTTGCAAGTTTAGTTTCAACGTCTTTTTTTGATCTTTCGACAAAATCACTTGTCTGTTGTTTTTCAACAGCAAGTTCTTGTGTCTTTCTTGTGTAATCTGCGTTCCGTTGATACCCTTGAATTAACTCATCTTGGGTCACCTCGTAATTCGTACCATCAATGGTTACGGTGTAAATAGGCTCCTCAGAGTTTTCTTGTATATCTTCCGACTCAGATAGTTCGCTTTGTTCCTCTTCTGTTTTCATATAAGGAACATCGCTTGGGTTTACAGTTTCTTCACTAGAAACTTCTTCTTGAGTTTCTGTTTCTTCTGTTTGTTCTACTGTAGGTTCTGCTACTGCTTCCTCTACAGGTGTAACCTCTTCAGATGTTTCTCCAGTCATCAGACCTTTGATTATATTTCCTGCTTCGATTACGTTTGTTGGTTGGCGATCTGCCATACCGACCTCCTTTTAAATGTTACACTCCCTTATGGGTTGGTGTATTCGATTTAAGCCGAATTCTTTTTTAGCTGATTTAATTGTGTGGCTGCTAGTTTGCCAGTCTCCATAACAGTACGGAGATGGTTTTCTACTCTATCTGTGATATGATAGGCTTGCCACAATGCTTTACGAGCTTCATCTTCATTGTGTTTTGTATTGATGATTGCACCTTGAAACTCTGATTTTAGTGTTTCAAAGGCTTCTTTGATTATTGGTTCTTCAAGTAGAAGTTTTGCTTTTTCTCCTCTTGATACCTCACTCGTTAGTTTGCTCTTGTCCATTTCTTACATTTTGTATGATTTGTTGCGTTTGGTCAAGTTGACGATCAACAACTTTTTGTGCTTGTTCTCGTAACTTACCTTGTTGAACTAAATCTTCTTTTGCAAGCATAGCGTCTCTTCTTATTTCAGCCTCGTTAATTCTTGTACCGTATTGTAACTCAAGTTCTTTGATACGTGTTTCAAACTTCAGTATCATTTCCTGATAATCTTTTTCTAATTGTTTTATTCTTAATTCGCTATCAATTTGTTTTCTGTAGTTCTCACCTTGAACTTGAAGCTGTGATACTTTTTCAAACTCTGTAGGTTGAGGTGGTTGTGGTGGTGGCATTGATTGCATACCCACATCTGGATCTGTAAAGAACAGACCAGTGCTTTTCAAACCAGCATTTTCTACAATCTTTGAAAGTGTATTGTAAATATTTCTAAGATTGACCATTGGACCAGCAGAAGTGCCTTGCAGCTCTAATGCTTTCAACTGTGTTTGCAAAATATTATTTAAGATTGCAAGTTGTTGGTCTCTTGATCCTGTGCCTAGTCCTACGTTGATTGTAACATTACATCTGTTACGCCATTCCATAGGTCTGAATGGTACAAACTTATTTCTAATTTTAATAATTCTTTCTTTATCTTGGTGTTTAACAACAAGTTCAAATATTTTGTGGAACATATCTTTAACACCTGTCTCTGCAAATATACGTGCAATCAACTCAACTCTCATTTGTGCTTGTGTTAAAATTACATTAACACCAGTAGCTGTTTTGTTTAGTGAGTCAGCATCCATGCCTTGTGAGTATCTTGTGATACCTGTGCGTTGTTCTCTTACAGTGTCAAGATATTCAAGCAACGGAAATGCTTGTTGATTAATTGTTTGTGTTTGCATTGGCATCATAACTTGACCAGGTGCTCCCTTAGTCCTTACAACACCACCAGGTCTGTTAGTTAAAAGATCATCAAGGTTTACTTGACCATCCATAACTGCAACTCTGTTGTTGTTTGTTAGATACATATTATCTAACAACTGTCTCATCACTGTAGACTTGATAAGTTGTAGGTCTTCAGTCATTTCTGAAACTGATCTACCAAAGAATCTGTGTGGAACCATGATAGGTGTTACAGATACAAAAGGTACACTGTCACACAAAACATCATCAAGAATTACATAGCCACCAATACCTGCCATTGTAATCTTTCTTAGTTTTGCAATGCCATCGCCTTCTTCATCTATCTTTGCGTAGCACTCAAATACTGTAATCTCGTCTGTTGATCCTTCACCTGCGTTACTTTCGTAATCATAGTCAAGGTTTCTGTAACGTGTAATTTTTTCTTCGTTGTATTTATCAGCAGTGTCTGTTGGTAGTCTGTCGATAATGTCTACATCAAAACCAGCTTCGATCAACTGTGTTCTAGTTTGTGTAGTTCTGTGTGCAACAAAGTTTGCATCTTCAATACTTTTTGCTCTTCTCTCAATCAAAAATTCTTCAGGTGGTATAGCTTCTATTTTTACTTTACCGTACTCTTCTGTTCTTGTTATGACAACATCATGTAGGTTTGCAGCAGGTGCATCATCTATTTGTTGTAACAACATTGGGTCTTGAGTTTGTTCTTTGAGTTTTTCTTTTTGCTCTTCTGCAAACTCATCCATGTACTCTGTGTGTTCTTTTACTTCAACACCAGGCTCATCAAGTAACATTGTGTATTCATCGTCACTTAATTTTTCGTAAGTTTCTTGTTCTTGTTTTTCAGATGTATCCCAATAGATTTTTGCGATACCATTTTTTTGTATCAGTGCATCTTTGAATAGTGTGTATAGTGAAACAAAACCATCGTTGTCTTTGTTAAAAACATAATTAAGATAATCCGTTGCTTGTTTTGCAACCTCTTCATCTTCTGCTGATACAGGATCACACCTTACAACATCATCACTAGCTGCAAATGTTCTCAGCAATGTTGGTAAAATGCTTTCAACAACATCACTTACGTCAGTTGAAACAACTTGTGATCTGCCTTCTTGTTCGTTTCCAAACGGTTCACCAAAATAATATTCAAGTGATTTTTGTCTTTGTGTCGTTATATCCGAACCAATGTAACCAAGTGATGCGTAAATTTCTGCTTGCAGTACCGCAGCTACTTCTGGTTCTGTTAAAGGTTTTCCTTTTGCCATTATACTATATACCTTGTATCAATATTTATTTCTGTTGTCCACTGACTAGCGGTTGCAGGATCAATCGCACATCCGTAACGAAATGCGTCTGCTCCATGCGATGACCAGTCGTGCAATGGTTTGTTTTTAAATGTTTGCATTTTATCATCGAAATCTTTTCGGTACTGACGCAAACATTCAATACCATTTTTACATCTGTTCTTATCAAACCAACATTGGTCAAGTGTGTTTCTTACAGACTCGATGCCATGTTGTATTTCTAATTTAGGACAAATATCAAAATTAATGCCTAACTCTTGTGCAACTTCTAATCTGGATTTACCAGTGCCAAGTTCACGTGCCACAATGTCGTGTGGTGCGATATGTCTACCATAATTATAGGCTTTCTCTTCTAACACATTCGCATAATGTGCAAGACTTTCACCTGATGTTTCATAGTAGTCAATCAAATGTATTTCGTTTCCAATCCTCTGAGCAAACCAAATGGCAGTGGAATCACCGATCCCTAAATCCCACCATGTTTCTACATCTACGTTTTGATCGTATTCGACATCTACTATTCGATTTTCTTTCTCAGCTTTCTGTATTTGCTTACCGTAGTAAGCACCAGATACAGCAGCTTGGAAACTACATTCAAACTCTTGTTCGTATTGATCTTCAGGCATTGTGTAACGTGCTTCTTCAAGCTCATCAGCATCAATAACGCCTGTCTCTGATGCACGATACAATACTGCTTTCCAATCACCGCCTCGTCTTCTTGCAAGGTCATACACATCCCAGAACTGATTGTGACCCATCGGTGTACCAATGAATATCACATATCCTAGTTTGTCTGATACCGCAGGTCTTACAACCTCAGTCCATGTTCTAGGTGACATCAAAGCAAACTCATCTAACACTACACCATCAAAGCCTAGA